TAACGGCGGGTTGGCAATGTACATGGGCGAATTAAACGAATTTTTCAAGGGTTGGAAAGGTTCCCGGATAATTGCCCGGTTCATTGTTGCGTCGCCCGGTTCGTCCGAGGCTTTGAAAGGGTATTATTTCAACTATGTTGTACCGACGTTTAAGCACGCAATTTGGGAGGCGGGCGAACGTCTTACAGAGGAACAAACCGAACGACGTTTGAGGGAATTTTCCCCTATTATGTACGTTGAACGGGTCAACGAGGAAACGGGGGTATATTCCCACGATTTGCGCACCGTGGCGGATTTGTCGAACGCCGAGTTAATCGAACATATCGAAACGCTCAAACAGATAGCCGCCGAGGAATACAATACATTTATTGACGACCCCCGAACGTTGTAGGTATGTTTTGCAAGTGTAACGGAAAGCGGAAAAATTACCCGTTGGCGGGTTGGCGGATTATCCGCCACGAATACACGCCAAAGCATTACAGCCGGATAAAGTGTTTGCGGTGCGGGTGCGTTTGGATTACATGGGCAAAATATGTTGAACAAACCCCCAACGAGGACGGGCAAAAAAGACTTTTTTAGTATGGAATTAAACGACAAATCCCCGATGCCGTAAGGTAAATTTAAGGGGCAACCGATGGAAAACGTACCGTATTGGCATTTGCTTTGGTTGGACGGAAAACCGTTTTGTAACCGGGACGTCCAAAAGTATATAGACGAAAACCGGGACGTTTTGGAATTGGAAAAAAAGCGGGATAAATACCGCAATGAGAGCGAAAACAGTAATTAACGATTTAATATTTAAGGTTATGCAAAAATTTGATTTGAAAGATGTTTGTTTCTTTGATTGTGAAACAACCGGGGCTCCGGCAAAGGGTTTGAAATGGGATGCGGATTTTGAGCAATTCCCGCACGTCGTCCAATTGGCGTGGTCGTTGGGCGATAAGGAAAAAAGTTATATTATCAAACCCGATAATTACGAGATACCCCCGGAAACAACCGCAATTCATGGTATAACAACCGAACGGGCAATTGCCGAGGGCGTGCCGTTTGCCGAGGTTGTGGACGAATTTTTAGCGGATGCCAACGCCGCCCCGCTTGTATGTGCGCACAACATTTACTTTGATAGTTCAATGTTAAAAGCAAACGTTTTGCGCTATTGTGGACGGGAATATTACGACGCATATGTTGAGGACGCATTACATAAGGGTAAACGCATTGATACAATGATGAAAACAATTAAGTTTGTCGGCGCATTGTATTCAAAAGGGCGACCGGGAAAATATCCCAAATTAGAGGAATTATATAGTAAGTTATTCCCCGGCGAAGCATTCCCGGCGCATGACGCATTAGAGGACATAAGGGCGTTGCGCCGTTGCGTCCCGGAATTGGTTAATTTGGGGATTATTGAGTTAGCGCAAAAGGAATACCCGGCGGAACAACTCAAAGCCCAATTTGAGCCGGAAAAGCCCAAAGGCGGGCGCAATATTGAGTTCCACGACCCCAACCCGGTAACGGAACCAATCGGAACCGGGGAACCCGTCCCAGAACCAACCCCGGAACCGGAACGCCCGGCGGTTCCGTCGAATAGTAAGACACGGGAATTATTGGACGAAACAGAATTTTAAGTTATAAAACCGTTCCGGGCGTATTCCCGGTAACAATCAAATAATTAAAAAATGAGCGAAGAAAAAAAAGCCGCAAACGTTATGTTGATACCAAGCGAAAAGGCGTTTGCATTGTCGAAAGTCAAGACATTAAAGGACGGCGGGTTAGACGTACATTATGAAGTTACCGAAACAATCGGTAATGAGAGTTACACGAACAAATACCACGTCGAAAGTGCAAAGGACATACACCCGGATTTGCGGGATTGTTTCGACCGTTTGCGCCCAATCATGGGACGGATTTTTAATATTACGTCCTTTCTTTCAATGGTTGAAACGTCCGATTTCAAGGCAACCAAAAAGCAAAGCGAATTATCACGGGATTTTGCCGACGAAATGTTGAAAAACATAGAGGTTCGGGGCGTGTCCTTTTCCGGTCAAGACGATAACGTAGGGGTTGTTTTAACCGGGTTGTTTACCGTGTCTAACAATCAGAAAACCGCAATCAATTCGCCCCGCCTTAAATTCAATACGGAAACGTTCGGGTTTGAGGAAGAATTAGAAGAAATTGCCGCCGACATTGAAACCGAGGTTTACGCATTTCTTTTCAAGGGCAAAAAGGCGCAATTGGAGTTGTTCGGGGCTGATGGCGAACCCGCACCCGGATTGAATGCCGAAAAGGTAGAGGATAACGGATTGTTCCCGGATATTAACGACCCGGCGGACGACCCAGAACCGAACGACGAAACGGCGGAAATGTAAGAGTATGGAACCGTATTTGTTGACAGACCGGGACGAATACAATTATTGCATCCAAAGGGGGTATAATCCCCTTTTGGATTTGCGTAATTTCCGCATGGATATTCGTTTGAGGGTTGAGATACAACGGGAATTGTTCGGGCATTGTATTACGGGACGGGGTGCAAATATCATGGCGGCAAATGAACGCTTTTTCCGTTGGGTTTGGGAGCATAAGCCGCACCGATGTGAGGAAACATTAAAGCCGTTGGCGAATTATTCCGCCGTCTATTGTTCCCACATTTTGACCCGTGGGGCATACCCGGAAATGGCGCACGACCCCCGCAATATAAATATCCTTTCCTTTGAATGCCATAACCGTTGGGAAAATGGCGACCGGGAACGAATGCGAATTTACCCGGAGAATATGCGGTTAATTGAGTTAATGAAAGCCGAGTATCAACAATTAAAGTTAGTTTAATGAGAACTAAAAAAAGAACCCCCGATTTTGGGGCAATTTCCCGGTCGTCAATCAAAAAAGACTTTCAGAGAGTACAAAGATACCCCGCCGAGGAAAAACGCCCACAAATCGAAGAATTGCCAAAAATAAACGCCGAACGTCGTATTATCCATATATCCGAGGTTAGCGGGTACGCCAAGTTTGCCCGGTACATTGTCGGTAAATTGGTACGACTAAAAGAAAAAGCGAACGTTGGCGGCAATTCGTGGTATTGCGAGTTTGTGCATGACGACGACCGTAAAGCCTTAAACATGGCGGCGGGTTGGTCTGATAATAAGAAATTGTATTTGTTGGATGGTATTAAATTCAAATAGTTATGAGTGTAAACAAAGTTACTTTATTAGGACATACCGGGAAAGCCCCGGATTTTAAGAAGTTCGACAACGGCGGTTGTGTTGCGACATTTTCGTTGGCAACCACTAAACGGGGGTTTACGACAAAGGACGGGCAGCAAATCCCGGAGCGTACCGAGTGGCACAACATTGTGTTGCAAAATGGGTTGGCAAAGGTCGCCAATCAGTACGTCAAAAAGGGCGATAAACTTTATATTGAGGGGGAATTAAGAACCCGGAGTTATAACGATGCGCAGGGCGTGAAACGGTATATTACCGAAATTGTCGCAACCGATATGGAAATGTTGACGCCCAAAGGAACCGGAGCCGGAACGCAAGCCCCGCCGCCGCCCGTGCCGGATACACCCGCCCCCGACGGAACCGACGATTTACCGTTTTAATCTGTTTTATTATGGGAGCGATAAACGGACGGGTTATTTACAGCCCAAAGGGAAAAGCCGGGGAATATGCCGAGAACGCCGCCAACTTTTACGTTGGTTGTTCCAACGGATGCACGTATTGTTATTTGCGCAAAGGGTGGGGCGCAAAAGTGTTGGGCGACAATACCCCGGAATTGAAAAAGGCATTACGGGAATATCCATACGCATTGGATATATTTACGAATGAGTTGTTGAAGCATAAGGACGAATTGCAAAAAACGGGGTTGTTCTTTTCGTTCACGACCGACCCGTTATTGCCGGAAACGCAAAGGTTGACCCGCCAAGCAATCGGCGTTTGTCAACGCCACGGCGTCCCGGTAAAGGTATTGAGTAAATGCGCCGAGGGTATCAATATTTTAATCGACTTTGCCGAGGCGTCCGAGGGTTGGGACAAATCCCGTATTGCCATTGGTTCCACGTTGACCGGATGCGACGAATTGGAACCCAAAGCAAGCCCAAACCGGATGCGTATAAACGCATTGGCACGGGCAAAACGCCACGGGTTCCGTACCTTTGCAAGCGTTGAACCAATCCCCGTGGGAATGTTTGACCGGGCATTTTCTGTAATTGCTTTGTCGTACCCCTTTGTTGACTTGTTTAAGATAGGATTACAAAGCGGTTGCAGATATACAAAGCGGGAAACATTGACGTTTTACAACGACGTGTTCGACTATTGGGAGGCGCACCCGGACAAAACACCCCGGATATATTGGAAAGATAGTTTTGTAAGAGCGTCCGGGATTGACCGGGAAACATTGCCCGGTTATTGTGTCCCGGCAAATTGGGATTTGTTCAATGAAAAGAAATGAAATAAGGGTTGAAGTTCCCGCCGATTGTCGATTAGTTGGCGTAAGGACGGACGGCGATGTTGCCGTTATCATTTACGAACCAATTCAAAGCGTCCGGCAAATTGGATTTATCCATTACCCGGAACCAAACGACGAAAACGAGGACGAACCCGATAATAAAAAATGATTATGCAGTATAATAACAAAGATTATAAGCCGAAATTGCACGACCGTTGGCGTGCATTAACCGTTAAAAACCCGTATGCAACGCAGTTGGTAACGGCGGCGTATGAGGACAACGGAATTGTTTACGGAGAAAAATGTATTGAGGTACGCAGCAAAAACACGCCGTACCGGGGCGATTTAATGGTTTGTTCGTCTGCTAATCCCGTAATTGCGGGATATGAAAGCGGCGTTACTTTGGGATTGGTTGAATTGTACGACGTTAAGCCCGTCGCCGATTTTACCCCGGAAGATTGGGAGAATACCCGCATACCGCCCGAAAAACGTAAATCCATTACAAAGGGGTTCGGTTGGCTGATGCGGAACCCCCGCCGGGTTGTTGAGTTTCCAATTAAGGGACAATTAGGTATTTACAATTTGGTTTACACAAAGGGCGTTATAACCGAATACCCACGGGCGTTGGTAGTTGATAAACAGAGTTACGAATTATTAAACAGAAAAGGAAATGAGTAAAAAACAAGTTGGAATTATCCGCAACAATGGCGACGTACATACGGCGCAAATTGGGTTCCATATCGGACGGGTTGGCGTATCTGTTTACGTCCGGGAATATTGGAAATATAAGAGTTGGTTTATTGTTCCCGGCGTATCCGTGGATGCGGTCAACGGTTACGACCGTTACGTTGACATTGAGGCGAAAATATTGTTTGTCGGCATTGGCATACGGTTTATATGGATTAAAAGAAAGGTAAAACGATGAAAGCAAAGATTTTATTGTTATCTTTGGCAACGCTTTTGTTGGGGGCGTGCCAAAGCGAGAACGAACCAACGGAAACATTTTATTTGCTACAAAAATCCGAGAGCATGGAAGAAAGAAACGAGTTTGTAACGAATACCACGGCGGCAATGATACAGATAAACGCCCCCCGGTATAATTGCGAGATTGTCGAAACCGCATTAGCGGGCGGCGATAGGGTACGAATTTGCGTAAAAGGCGCAAAGGAAGATTTGGACGCATTGTTTGACTATGTAAACGAAGCGGGCAAAGAATGAGAGTAAAGCAACCCGAACCGTTCGACCCAAATAGAGAATACAGCCCAGGCGAACGTTGCGTTTACCGGGGTATGGTATTGATTGCCGAGATATGGACGGCGGCGGATGCACGATTAGCCAACAACAACCCCGCAATATTTACGCAACGTTGCGTTCGATGCAAAATTAAAAGGGAAGATTGCCCCGGAATTGGTAGGCAATGCGATAAATTCCATAGGAGCGACCGGAAAACGATTTATTGGCGTTTGTTGCGTATCGTCGGGGGATTTAAGGGCGTCGAAACATTGGAATTTAATTATAACGGAACAATTGCCGGGGTTAAGGTTAAAGCCGCCCCGGATAGTAATAACAAATAAATTTTTAGAGCGATGAACAAACAAGTATTAAGCCCCTTTGATTGCGATATGTGCGCAATGATTGAGGACATAACAAAACAAGAAATTGAGGTTACGGCGTCCGATACCTCAATACGTTTGAGTTGGGCGCAAAATGGTAGCGACGGGAACGATACACCGGAGGCGCAAAGGATTGAGGCATTAAAACAAGCAATCCGGGGACGATTGGGCGACCGTTTTATTGAGTTCTTTTACGCTGATGGCATTCAGTCGGTTTATATGAAGTACGACCCGGAGGAATACCCGGAGGAAATGCGCACCCGTTTAGTTGACCCGGACGCCACGGCGGGAACCCGGTATTGTCGCACCTTGTTAGAGGTTGACGCAATCCAATTTCGCCGGGACAACGTGAACGACGTGTTGAGGTTTACCGGAGGGGGAACCGTTGTAACGCCCCGAACCCTGGACGGCAAAGCAATGTTTTCTTTTCCCGATGGCAACGGCATATTCGTTAACGTGCCGGAAAGTTGGTATATTATCCGGGAATTGAACGGACGATTTACCGCCCGACCGGAAAAGGATTTCAAACGGGAATTTGAAGCCAAAGGAATAAACACAGTTGGAAATTATGACGGACAACCCGCCCGTCCGTCCGTTTCTCAAATTATCCTTTTGTTCAATGGATTGTTCGGCACAAATATTGCGTCCCGTTGCCGAAAAATGGAGGAAGAATTTAACGAGTACAAAGAGGCGGTAAAACACGCAATGCCGACATTCGACGACCCCGGACGAATGAACGCCGTAATTGATGAATTGGCAGACCTTAACGCCGTCGTATTTCATTCCGCCGCAATATTAGGCATACCGCAACGGGATTTGTTGGAAATGGCATACGACAAAGTAAAAGGACGCCAAACCGACCCGAATTATAAACGGACGCACCCGCACGAACAAAAGCATTGCGGCAATTGCGACAGCATTACAAGCGAGGACGCCATCGGCAATGGTTATTGTTACACGACCGAAAGCCCGGTTAATTGCGAAAACCCCGGTTGCAAGCAATGGCAAAAAAGACATTCCCAATTTATGAACGATAAAAAATAATAGAGCGATGATTAACAGAGAACAATTTATTAACGAGATTGCCGAGGTAATAAACCGCAATTCAATGGAATTGCGCATTTAACGATACCCCGGATTACATTTTAGCCCGCATTTCGGTTGAAGCAATGGAAATGTTCACACGTGCAAGCGCACACCGGGACGATTTCCACGAATTTAGAATGGCGGACTATGAAAAGAAGCGGAACAACATTTTGAGCCGCCAAAAGCAAGAACCCGCCGCAAGTTGTAAGGGTTGCCCGTTTACCGAGATTTGCCCGGACGTTAAAATGAAACGCCAACCGGAGCCGGAACGCAAAACAGAGTACAAGAAACCGGAGGCGCACGACGTACCAAAGGAAGTGTAAGCAATGGCGGCTTTCTTTGCTGATATGTTCCCCGGTTCAGAAATACAAATCCAGCGGGTCGATTTGAAAAAGAACCCACGGGATAAACGCCGGGGAAAGAATAAACGGAAAGGAGGGCGGCGCAATGAAAAATAAATGTTCGTCGGAAATTCCCAATATGCCGACCGAATGCGCCCCGGAAATCGACGCCCCGAAAAGATATGCGGAACGTGTCGATATTTCAACCCGGAGTTTCCGGTAAATGGAAAGCCCGCCCCGGTATGTTTGGCAATAAAGGAAATGAAAGGGGGAACGGAATACACCAACCCCCGTGGAACGCAACATTATTTTCGTTGCTCAAATGGGAGATACGAAAACGGTATAGGACAATAGGCAATAAGCCCCAGAAAACAAAGCTGGGGTTTTGCCGTTTATATACATGAGAGTACAAACGTTTGGCAATGCGCCGGAAAAGCCGTAAATTTGCCCCGTGGTTGAAAGATAACCATTAAGACGATAAAAGTTTGAGTTAATAACAAAAGCCTCTTAAAATGGAAATTCCCCGCAAATAACTTGTAAAGGGTAAACACGTTTTAAGGAGGGACGGGATAAGAAAAGACATAGAGAGCCGGAAAGGAACCAAAGGGAGAAAGGGAAAAGGAACCGAGGAACCGAAACGATGTTTAAGACATTAGGCGCAAAGGTCGATTTTTTACCCCGTTTGAACATTAAAAGAGGTTGAACGATGGGAAAATTGAAAACGGGTAATAGGAGCCGGAAACCCGCCGGATATAATAAGCGTACCGAGGAACAACGGGATTATGACGTTGCGTTTTGTTCTAATCTGTTTTTACGTGGTTATTCATACCGGGAAATAGTGGCGGCGTTGAATGCTGATTTAGCGAAACGGGAAACGGGTTATACTATTTCGTTGGCAATGGTTTATTACGACTTGCAACAATGCCTTATCGAATGGAAGCGGGAACGGTTGGATAACATAGACGAATATGTTACACAAGAATTGCGTAAATTGGATATAATGGAGGTGCAAGCATGGGAGGCGTGGGAGGCGTCGAAAACCGGAAAGATGCGCACCAAAGAGAAAACCAACAAAGGGCGACCAATCAAAACCGATGCCGAGGACGGCGACCCGGAATATTACGGGTACAATGAAACCGCAACCGAAACGTCCGCCGGGAACCCCCGGTTTTTGGATTTGCTTTTGAACATTCAGCAACGCAGGGCAAAAATGTTAGGGTTTGATGCACCCGTTAAAATTGAGATACCCGGATATAACGCCACGACCGACGACGATAAACCAAAGTACGACGTTAAGGCAATTCCGGACGATATGTTGTTTGCGTTGGCTGATAAACTGCAATCCGCCGAATATCAAAAGGCATTGTTGGAGAAAGGAGGGGCGCAATAATGGCAAAGAGAATAACCGCACCCCGTCCGGGAACCAAGCAACCGGAATGGCAAACCGAGATTTGCGACACGTGCCGTTTTTCGGAATGGATAACGGACGACCATAGACACCGGGATTTAAACGGGAACCCGATTTGTTTACGTTGCCCGCATTATCAATATTACATTGTCCGAGGTCGCCGGGCGTGTTCTAAATGGGAGAAAGGAGCAAAGCAATGAACAACGAACAATTATTGCAGATGTACGACGCAATCCGCCAACAACCGGATTTGCTTGTTAAAGCCGCCGCCCGTAAACGCCTTATCAACTTTGCCCGGTATATGCAACCGGATTTAGTATTAGAGCCGTTCCACGTCGTTTATTATACGTTGTTGGATATGTTTGCGCACGGCAAAATACGAAAGATGATTGTACAACAACCGCCCCAACATGGCAAATCGGAGGGGTCGAGCCGAAAGTTACCCGCATTCATGGAGGGATTGAACCCGGATTTAAAAATCATGATAGGTTCATACGCCGCCACGATTGCACGGGATTTCAACAGGGACGTTCAACGTATCATTGACACGCCCCGGTATCGTGAATTGTTCCCCGGCACGTATCTAAATGGTTCCAACGTCGTAACGATGGCAAACACGTATTTACGCAATAGTGATGTTATCGAAATGGTAGGGCGTAAGGGGTCGTTGCGTGTTGTGGGGCGTGGCGGTTCGTTGACCTCTAAAACCGTGGACGTGTCTATATTGGACGACGTTTATAAGGATTACGCCGAGGGTAACAGCCCGATAGTACGGGCGGCGGCGTGGAAATGGTACACAACCGTTGTTCGTACCCGTTTGCACAACGATAGCCAAGAACTTATAGTATTTACCCGATGGCACGACGACGATTTAATAGGGCGCATTGAAAAGAGCGGGGAAATAATCATTGATGTAACCCGTTGGGCTGATTTGGATAACATACCGCCGGGGGCGTGGGTACGCATAAACTTTGAGGCATTGAAAACCGGGGAACCGACCGAGATAGACTCCCGCCCGGTTGGGGCTGCATTATGGGAGGGACGGCACAACCGTATGAAGTTGGAAGCGCAAAAGGCATTAGACCCGGTACAATTTCAATGCCTCTATCAAGGCAACCCCAGTTCCGCCGAGGGTCGATTATATCAACCGTTCAAAACGTGGGTTGAAAAATCCGATTACGGCACGTACATACGTTCCGGCGCATACATTGACGTTGCTGACGAGGGCGACGACCTTTTATTTGGTGCAACGTATGACGTTTATAAATCCGACAACATGGTTTTCAACGAAAAGACAAAGCGGATGGAACCGTTGTTATTTGCTTTGATTACCGACATGGAAATTACGGACGAAAACACGGACGTAACAACCGTAACCGTTCCGGCGATGATAAACCGAAATGGCACGCAAAAAGTATGGGTTGAAAGTAACAACGGCGGGGCGGGCTTTGAAAAGGTTATCAAAAAGAAAGTCCGGGCAATTACCGACCCGTTTTATCAAGGGGGTAACAAGGAAAGCCGAATAATCACTAATTCCGCAATGGTAAACCAACATATAATTATGCCGTTCGGATGGGAAACCCGGTATAAAGCCGTTTACGACCATGTTACAACCTTTTTGCGTAATTTCGATGCGAACACACACGACGACCCGGAGGACGGATTAACCGGGATATACGAAAAAGAGATTGCCGACGGTAATATACAGCCATACGCACACGCCAACCGAGGTGTAAAACGTCGCAATTAGCATTATTTTTGAGATATGCAACATTATAGTCGAAAAGGTTCATAACTTTGTAGGCGAAAACAAAGGGCAAAGGGACAGCCCGGAGATAGTAAATAATAGTTTTAACGTTAAAATTTGAAAGTATGATTACTTGTAAGTGTCCGGCGGCGGCAGCATTGCCCGATATTCCCGCCGTTAAATGTGCCGAAAGTTTCGGGCAAATCCAAAAGGTAGCGTTTCAGCGTCTAACCAAAGACGATGGAAGCAAAAACAGTTTTACGAGCGAAAAGACAATTACTTTGCTTGCTTCATGGACGCCGTTATTGTCGGCGGCTAATAGTACAAAGATTGTTGTTTCCCCGTATATCCAAGCCCCGACCAACGAAGCCGGAGCCGCCCGCACCTTTGGCGGCGGTAACGAAACATTGGGAGGCGTTGAGGAAATTATAGGGCGTGAACCTAACCCGTTCACGGGCGTAATGCGTAAAATCCCCCAATCGGTAATTAAGGCGATGAAAGAATTGCAATGCGAAAGTTGGGCGGATAATTTGGGCGTCTATCTGTTTGACGAAAACGGAAGTATTGAAGCCATTCAAGACGAAACGACCCCGAAAACGTATTATCCTATTCCAATTCGTTCTTTGTTCATTGGGGACAAAACGCACGGCGGATTAGAAGCCCCGGACAGCAACGCAATACAATGGGTGTTTTTGCCGAACTATTCGGATGACCTAACAATTGTAACCCCGAAATTCAACCCGCTAACCGATTTGAAACCCACAAACGTAGGAGGTTGACGATATGGCGGCAAAGGTTACAAAGGTTAAATTAGTTTGTCCACCGCATGGTTTGACCGAAGAATTTGAGATTAAGCACGCCGAAAGGTTGTTGCGGATGCCAAACAACGGCGGTTGGCAGTTACCCAAAGACAGCGATTTTAAATTTACCAACGACAATGGGATTGAGTATAAACGAAATAAAAAAACGGATAACGGAGCCGAAAAAGCGTAAGACGATAAACAAAGCCGTTTATCATCAACAACGCATTAATTTTCACGCCCGCACCCGTATTACGTCGTTTGACATTTGCCAACCGATTACGGACTTTATGGCATTTGTTTCTAACCTATTGCCGCACGATAAATTTAAGATGTTCAAAACATTGTTCCGTTACCCCGTTAAGACAAACGAGGTAACGGGCGTTTGTTTTGATAAGTTGAGCCGGATTTTTGACGGTCGTAACCCGGCGTTCAATTATCAATTCCAAAACCCGGAACAAAGGGACGATTGGGAGTATTACCGCCAAGACGTATTACATGAACCGGAAATTTGGAGTACAAAAGGATGGGAGTTTTTCCAAACCGAAATAAATAGCGTTCTAATTGTCGATATGCCGAGCGAACAAAACCCCGCCGACAAATACCCGCAACCGTATTTCTATTGGTTGCCTATTGCATCCGTGATTGATTACAGAGCCAACCCGACGATGGGGGTAATGGATTATATCATATTTAGGCAAGACGGCGAACGTATCGCAGTAATTGACGACGAACGTTATAGAGTATTCAGAGAGGACAAAAACCACAATATCGGCGAATTGCTGATTGATAACCCGCACGACGTCGGTTATTGTCCCGCCCGTTTCTTTTGGAACGAACCGTTGAGTTTATCGGAACCCGACGTTAAGCAATCCCCGCTAACCAAGCAATTGGAGGCGTTGGATTGGTTTTTGTTTTACCATATCAGTAAACGACATTTAGATTTGTACGGTGCATATCCGATTTATTCCGGGTATGAACAAAGTTGCGATTTCAGTAACGGCGAAAATGGCGATTATTGCGACGGTGGGTTTTTGAAAGACAAACAAGGGTTTTACAGATTGGACGCCGCCGGGCTTTTGATGCGTTGCCCCAAATGCGGGGATAGTCGTATTAACGGCGTCGGTTCGTTCGTTGAAATACCAATACCGGACGGGGATAAACAACCCGATTTGCGTAACCCGGTGCAAATGCTAACCGTTGACCGTGGGAGTTTGGATTATAACGTTGAGGAAGAAAACCGCCTAAAGAATGACATTATTACGTCGGTTGTTGGAACCAACGAGGAAATAACCACACGGGACGCATTGAACGAGCAACAAATACAGGCGAATTTTGAGAGCCAAATCACGGTATTAAACCGAGTAAAGAAAGGATTTGAGGCAGCGCAACAATTCGTCGATGAAACCGTTTGCCGTTTGAGGTATGGCGGTTTGTTCGTTTCTGCAAAAGTCAATTACGGCACGGAGTTCTATTTATCCAACGCAACGGAGTTACGGGAACGTTACAAAATGGCAAAGGAAAGCGGCGCAAGCGAGGCGGAATTAGACGCATTACAAAACCAAATTATCGAAACGGAATATCGGAACAACCCAACCCAATTGCAACGTATGTTGACGTTGGCGGAATTGGAACCGTACCGACATTTAACCCGTAACGAGGTATTGGATTTGTACGGCAAACAGATTATCAGCGAAAACGATATGCGTATAAAGTTGAATTTTGCTAACTTTGTACGTAGATTTGAACGTGAATATTTGAATGTGTTAGAGTTCGGGTATAATATGCCGTTCAACTCTAAGATAAATTTTATAACAAATAAATTTAACGATTATGCGAGTGAAAGTAAGCGAGGGCAAAACTAAAGACGTTGCGATTATCGACGTTACGCCCGAAAATTACATTGTCCCCGACAATGAGAAACATTTGTATCATTGTGTTATCGAAGTTAAGAAATTCGACAGCGAAACGGGCAAACGGTTGTCAATCCCCCGTATTCAGAAATTCGGCAAAAAAGGCTATGAAAACAGCATTGCCGAGCATTTGAAAAAGCAGGGTTACACGATTACCGTATTGCACGACCCCAACGAGTACATGAAAGCGAAAGCCGAGGCGGACGAAAAGGCAAAGGCAGAAAAAGCCAAAGCCGCCGAGGAAAAAGCCAAAGCCGATGCCAAAGCGAAAGCCGAGGCGGACGCCAAAGCCGAGGGCAAAAAGTAACCGAATATTCATTTAATAATCAAAGGGAAAGATTATGGCATTAACGATTGATGTTTTAAGAGCGAATGCGGCATTAGCTGGATTAACCGACGAACAATTGACAGCGATAACCACGTTATCCGTCAACGACGAAAATAGCGTAATAGCGAAGAAAACCGGGGAAATTTACGGCGGTTTGGATGCGGACATTTTAGCCGTGTCCGGTATCGCAAAGAACGGAACCGAAAAAACGTTTGATTACGCCAAACGAGTATTAACCGAGTTCAAAACCGAAGTTGAGGGCGCGAACGGTCTGCAATCACAGATTGACAGCCTAACCAAAGAAAAGGCACGTTTGGAAAAAGCCATTGCCGACGGTGCGACGGATGCGGAAACCGCAAAGGCATTGAAGCAAGCAAAGGCAGATTTGCAAAGCGTTACGACCCAATACAACGACCTAAAAAGCAAATACGATGAAGCCGAACAAACCCACACAAAGGAAGTGTTTGGCATTCGTGTTGAAACGGCATTGCAGACAGCAACCGCCGGGTTGAAGTTTAAGGCAGGATTGCCGGAAAGCGCAACAAAGGTTTTGTTGGGTCAAGCAATCGAAAAAATTAAGGGTATGAACCCGGAGTTTATCGACGACGGCAAAGGCGGCAAAATGTTAGCGTTTAAGGACGAAAACGGCGCAATCATGCGCAACCCGAACAATCAGTTGAACCCGTACACCCCCGGCGACCTTTTGACCCGTGAATTGGAAACAATGGGTATTTTGGATAAAGGACGCCAAGCGGCGGGCGGCGGAACCAATCCCCCGGCGGGCGGCGGTGCGGGCGGTAATGTTACCGTTGATATATCCGGCGCAAAAACGAGGGTTGAGGCATACGACGCAATCGCAAGCACTTTGCAACAACAAGGTTTGCAGATTGGAACGGCTGAATTTGACGCCGGAATGAAACAGGCATGGCAGGATAACAATATTGCCGCATTGCCGGAAAAGTAAAAGACAACACGGGTAAAGGGTAAACCCGCATTTATAAACAATTAAATTTTTAAACGTATGAGTTTAATAGCAACGAGAGTACAAAATTGGCGGATAGAGAACCCGGAGTTAGACCGTAATATGTTCCGCCCGTGTGAGTACGGCGCATTGGATTTCTTTATTGAGCAAACCAACGCCCCCAACTCAATCATTAGCCCTAATTTGAGAGATAGGGCGTTAGTAAGTATCGGCAACACGATACAAGTTCCGGTTATCAATTATGACGAAAACGTACAAGTTAGCAACGTGCGTTCATGCGTTATTGCTGATAATGAAAAAACGTCTGCATTGGCAACGCTTGTTTGGGCTACTTATGCAATCGGGTTTACAATGGTTCCGGCGGCATACTCAAACAATGAGATTTCGTACCAACACGATTTTATGCGTAAAATGGAGAAAACAACCCGTGCGTTGGCGGGTGCTTTGGATAAAGGAGCCGTTGCCGCATTGGAAGCGAACAAAACGCAGGTTTTCGAAACTTTGCTCAACTACACGCAGACCGGAAACGTGGTACAAGTTCCAACCCAAATGGCAACCGAGATTTTGGGCGACATTAACCCAATCATGCGGGCGAATTGTTACCCGGAATATATCCACCTTATCGCAAATGCGGGGGTTGATAGCCTAATACGCAAGTTGGCGCAACATGGCGTTTACAACGACGTTAATAAGCGCATGGAATACGACAACAAAGTATTGCATTATACTAACAACGTAATAGACGAAAAGGGCAAAATGGGAACAATGTTTGCCGTTGCCGATGGAAACGTTGGTATCTTAACCCGTGTTGACCGTGAAGCATATCGCCGCACCCGTGCGAATTTCCACGAATGGGACATTGTACGTTTGCCGTACATTGATTTGCCCGTTGGTTCGCATTATTATACCGCCGTTGGCGACCAATCGGCGATTATGGGCAACGCAACCGCCGATTTAACGTGTGCCGTTAAGGAATATTTCGGGTTTAGCGTTGATGTTGCCTACATGGTAGCACATAACAGCAACCCGAGCACCGTGGCAAATCCGATTATCAAAGCCGAGATTGTAGCACGCAACCCGAACGAACCGTTAGGAATGCCCGTATATGTAACCAACGCCGGGGAATTTCCCGCCGGGGGTGCAGGCGCATAAGCCAGAAAACGGAACGATTATTTAACCGAGGGGACGGGGTGGTTATCCCCGCCCCCTTTTTAAATTTACGAAGTATGTACCGGATTAAAGAGATACAAGATAAATTATTAAACGTCGTTGGTTGGGAACAATCATATAATCCCGCCGAGGCAATCGCCGAACGGTTGACAGAAACCGAAAGCGGGTTATATTTTCAAGGGGCGCACCCGCTTGTAACGTTGGATAATATGGCGGCAATCGTCCCGGACAATTGGGGCTTTCAATACCCGGTTTGGAATGATACAAAGGAATGGAAAGCCAGAACCGTGGTACAATACGCCAACGATGCGGCGGGCAAACCTTTGTATTGGGTCGCTTTGGTTGATAACGTCGCCGAGGTTCCCGCCGAGGGTTCGACCTTTTGGGAGAAATACAACATACTATCCGACTATTTGGAACGTTTGACCCGCAACGGAATATCCACGGCGATACAAACGTTTACCCAAATAAAGGGGTTGGATAAGGAAACAAAGAACCTATTGGAACGGCGCACGTTCTTTGACGGTGCGGGACGTATCAGAGCAACCCAACCGAACGCACATAAATTGGTTGGCTTTGAAATAATCCCCGTCCGGGCAATGGGAGTTACCGCCCAAATACACCGGGTTGGCTTGCAAATGACGGGCGGAACCGGGATTGTGAAACTGTACCTTTTTCATAGTTCACAGATTGACCCCGTAAAAACGTTTGATTTAAATTTTACGTTGACAAATGGCGGCTTTCAATGGTTCACGTTGGAAGATTGTTTTTTGCCCTATATCAGCGACGCAAACAACGCCGGGGGTGCGTGGTTCCTTTGCTACAATCAAGACGATTTACCCGCCGGGATGCAAGCAATTAACGTGTCGAAAGATTGGAGCGGCGAACCGTGCGGAACGTGTACCGGGTACGGCAATATTGAGGCATGGCGGCAATTGACAAAGTATTTGCAAATTTCCCCGTTTATGTACAACGCCCCGGAAACATTCGCCGAATACCCGGAGTTGTGGGATATAGCATATACGATGTACACTAATACGCTAAATTACGGGTTGAATTGTGAAATTACCGTCGGTTGCGACCTAACCGATTTTATCGTTGAACAACGGGCGATTTTCCAAACGGTAATACAACGTCAAGTTGCGGCAATCGCTTTGCGCACGTTGGCAATGAATCCCAACGTAAGAGTAAACCGGAACCAATCCAACGCCTCTAAAATGGAAATTTTGTACGAGTTGGACGGGAACGTTGAGGGACGCCCCGGCGGTTTGGGTTATGACCTTAAAAAAGCGTTTGAGGCTTTGCGGTTAGATACGCAAGGAATTGACCGTATTTGTTTGAGTTGCAACAACCGGGGCGTTAAGTACCGGACTACGTAATTGCATTATGGCGGGGTTACAATCAATAATTGATTTGCGCAACCGGGTTAATACATTTAACGACGGGTTGACGTCCGGGTTGATTATACGGGACATAATCGACGACGGAATGACAACGGCGTTTATCATTGATGCCAACGCCGAGGAACAATTATTTGAACAAGGTATTAACCGATTGGGCGTTGACATTATGGATTATCGACCTTATACCCCGCTAACAATAGCCATTAAGGAGGAAAAGGGACAACCGACGAACCGGGTAACGTTACGGGATGAGGGCGATTTTGAGAGTAGTTTTTATTTGGAAGTCGGCGACAAACAATTTGAAATTAAGGCGTCGGATTTCAAAACGGAAGATTTGATAAAAAAGTACGGGCGGCAAATATTAGGATTGACGAATGAAAACATTGCTAAACTGATTTGGCAATATGTTTACCCGGATTTGCTAACCAAAGCAAAAAAAACAATATACGGAAATGGATAGAGTACCGATTATAAAGAACCCGGAGTTATTCGACCGGGTTATTGCCAATATTCAAAAGGGATTGGCGGACGGGTTGCCGTGGCTTAACTATTCCTTTGGACGTTCGGAACGGTTGGTTAAGTCCATACAGGGAAAACGATATTACACGCCCAATATTTACGTCGGCGGCAATGAATATATATTGATTGCCCCGGATAGTAATATAGGGAATTTTTCGTTTTTCGTATTGGACGACCCGCAACAAATTGATTGGTTCCCCGGCGAACAAAACAAATATACAACGCCGTTTTCGGTTATCTTTTGGTTTGATATGCGCACGATAACCAACGACCCTAACAACCGGAATACGGAGGCGGTCAAACAACAAATCATGCGGGTATTGAATGGCGGTATTTGGTTGCGTTCCGGTTCCATGACAATAAACAGAGTGTACGCAAAGGCGGAAAATATATTTGCCGGGTTCACTTTGGACGAAATAGACAATCAATTTTTAATGCACCCGTTCGCCGGGTTCCGGTTTGCCGGGGAATTGGGAATTGATGAAACGTGTTTAACTGATTAAAAACAAAGTGTATGCAAGCATTTTTATTTTATACGGTCGTGGTTGCTTTGGTTGCTGCATTCGGTTTGACCTTGTTACGCAAATGGCAGGTTATCGAATGGGTACAAGTCCACGGCAACGAGTTTTTCGCAAAGATGTTTAATTGCGATTTCTGTTTGTCCTTTTGGGCGGGGGTTGCTTTGGCAATCCTTTTGGCGTTTATAACCGGGAACCCGACGTTGTTGTTGGTTCCCTTTTGCTCCACAATGATAACCCGTTTTTTGTTATGAAAACCGTTAAGATAGGAGAACGAACCGTTGAGATATACGACGCAATCGACGAATTGCCGATGTTGCGATTTCATAAGTACAATAAAATGTTGTTAGTTGATGCCGGGATTGGTTCCGATTTGCAGGATTTCGACACGCATATTGAAAAGGCAATAAGATACGCCCGGAGTAAAACCCCCGAATTGGCGGCAATCGAATTGGATAATATGCGGCAAAACGTGTATTTCATTCAAACCGGAATAAGCCCAAAGCATTTGGCGTTTGCCGTGTTGGTTAAATCAATCGACGGGAAACCGTACAACGATTTATCCGACGATGGATTGCAAAAGGTCGTCGATATGTTCGGCGATGTTCCCGTTAAAGAGTTGACCGCCCAAATGGAAGCGGTCAAAAAAAAAATAGATGAAGAATTGCAAATGTATTTCCCCCGGTTGTTCGACGATGCGACGGTTAAAGAGTATTACGACGAATTGCGCAACCGCACAATGTTAATGTTGGATGCGATTATAAACGGCGATACAGAGGACAAACGGGCGGAAATTGATAAAATAACGACGATGTTGTTGTTGTACAATCGCCCGGTTGTTTTTAGTGGTTCCGATAACATGGAAATTCAGTACGATAAACAGTTTGAGAATATGTGTTTAACCATATCCCAACATTTGCACGTGCCGGAGCCAAAGAAATACACCGTTTTAGAGTATTACAACGCATTTGAGCGGATAAAGGAGTTGTTGAAACCAACCAAAAATAAAAACGGCGTCAAATAAGGCGATTTGCGGCGTTGTTTTTCTTTGGTTGATTAACTACATGGAAAAGAAAAGATAATTTAATATGGGGCAAATTGCCCGCAAATAACGTTAAATATGGCAGATAATAACAACCCTATAAAATATAGCGACCTTGTAAGCCCGGACGATTCGATTACAAAGTTGATAAATCAGTTAGACCAGCTTTCCGATGCCTATATGAACACTCTAAAAAATATAAAGAGTGAGGCGATAACGGTTAAGGCTGCATTGGAGGGCGTAAGCGGGGCGACCGAAAACGGACGTAAGACAATCCGGGGGGCGTCGAATGATACCGACAAATTGACACGGGCGGCACGGGATTTGGCATTTGCTGAAAGTGAGAACGCAAAGCGATTGGCGGAATTGAAGCAAGCCCAAAAAGAGGCAAACGAGATAACAAAATTGTTGATACGTATCAACCAATCAGCCGAGGGGTCATATAATCGCTTATCCGCTCAATATTCGCTCAATAAAATATACCTCAATAATATGACGGTTGAGGAAAGGGAGGCGACCGAGGAGGGGCGCAAATTGGTTGCAGAAACAAAAGCGATTTACGAGGAAATGAAACGGTTGCAAGAGGCGACCGGGAAAACGTCCTTAAACGTCGGTAACTATTCCGACGCCGCAAAAGGTTTGACGACCCAAATAGAGAACCAAACGAAACAATTAGCATTGTTACGATTGGAGGGCAAACAAGGAACCGCCGAATATCAGCAATTGAGCAAAGAAACCGCAATATTACGGGATGCGGTCAAGGATGCAACCGCCGAGATTACCCGCATGGCGTCCGATACGTCCAATTTGGATGCGGTATTGAGTTTTGCGGCGGGTGCGTCCGGTGGGTTCGCTGCATTTACCGGGGCAATGGAATTGTTCGGGGCGGAAAGTGAGGACGTGCAAGAAGCGCAAAAGAAGTTACAGGCGGCAATAGTCATTACAACCGGGGTGCAAGCCATACAAAACGCAGTACAAAAACAATCCGCAATTATGTTGGGTATTTCCCGGCTACAAATGGCGGCATTGAGCAAAGCGCAAGTTTATAACCGCCTTGTTACCATGCAGGGAACAAAGGCAACATTGGCGGCTACAATTGCGCAAAAGGCTTTCAATCTGATTGCCGCCGCAAATCCGTATGTTCTTTTGGCGTTGGCATTGGTTACGGTTGTGGGGGCTTTAGTTCTGTTTGCATCTAATACCGATAAATCGGCAAAGAACCAACAAAAACTTAACGAGGCGCAAAAGGCGTGGTTGGATTATTTGGAAACCGAGGCAACCGAAATGAACCGGGTTAGCAACGAACGTGTCGCCCAATTGAACCGGGAATTAAACATTGCTAAAGCCCGTAACGCTTCATTGTCTGAAACCCGAAAGATTGAGGACGAAATATTAGCCGAGCGCACAAAGGCGCATAATAAAAGCGTTGGTTTTTACGGTCAAGAATTAAACGATTTGGAGGCAAACCGGGCAAAGTTGAAGCAATTAAACGATATGTTATTGCAGTTGAATAACGCTAAAGCCCGTGGGGATAAGAAAGTTTATATTGATGTTGATTTAGACGGTAAAATTGATAAAGTCAAGGTTGATGAAGCAATTGAAGCCGTACAGGGTCAAATAGATAATACCGGGCGGGCGGTTGACATTGCCGTTAATCTAAAAACCGAGGGGGCGGATTTGGACGCCGAAAGGAAAATACAAGCCGCCCAAAGAGCAAACGAAAACCGGAACGCCGCCAAAGCGGAAACGGATATATTGCGCAAAGCCGAGGACGCCCGGATTGCCTTAATTAAAAATTCATTCGACCAACAACGGGCGCAACGTCAAGCCGCCAACGCCCGTGCGATTGCTGACATACAATTGCAGTTGAGGACGGAAACTAATTTAACGGTTAAGGCACGTAAAGCGTTGAACGACCAAATTGTTTTATTACGGGAACAATTGGCGGTTGATATGGTAGATATTGCCAATAACCAACGGGCGGCGGAATTATCCGCACAACGGGCAACACAGGACGCCCAAATTGCATTAATGGCAGAGGGTGCGGAAAAGCAACGGGAACAATTGCGGGTTGAGTATGAAAGGCAAATACAGGACATTAACACCCGGTTAGAAACCGAGCGGGGATTAACTGAAACACAAGTTGCCGAATTACTCAACCAACAATTACTTTTGCAACAACAATACGCAAAAAGTTTGGGCGAATTGAACGACCAAATTACAATCGACCAAATGCAAGCCGCCGCCGACCGGACGCAATTACAATTAGACGCCGCCCGTGAGGGTTCGCAGGAGGAAATAAATTTGCGCATTCAGTTGTTACAGCAACAACGGGCAATCGAATTGGCGCAAAACAGACAATTAGCCGAGGACGTGCGCCAATCCGAGGCGGATATTAACGCCAAATATGACGCCGAGGTATTGAAGCAAACGACCGAGTTAAACCAACAACGGGCGTTAATGCTTTTCGACCAAACGCAAGCGTTGGAGGCGTCCGAGTTTGATTTAATTCGTAATTCCGAGGAACGCAAAACCCGGTTCCGGTTGGCACAAGAAAAGGCACGGTTGCAAAAGATTTTAGAGTTGAACAAAGCGGCGGGCGTTAAAATGACGGACGCCGAGGTTAAGACAATCGAAAATACCATTGCGAAAATCGACCAAGAAATTGAGAAAAGCAAAGGCGACGAACGGGGAAACGATATTTACGGGTTGTTTGGGCTGAATTTGGACGACGACCAAAAGGAGGCAATAAGTACGTCCGTTTCCTTTGCCATTGAGCAATTAAATAGTTTTTTGGATGCAAAGGTACAAGCCGCCGACGCCGCCGTTTCCGCCGCCGACAAAGAGGTTGACGCAAGCCAACGCCGATTAGATGCGGAATTAGAGGCACGGGCGAACGGTTACGCCAATAACGTTGCAATGGCACAAAAGGAGTTAGACCAAGCCAAAAAGAACCAAGAAAAAGCCCTAAAGGAGCAACAAAAGGCACAAAAGGCACAACAAGCAATCCAAACAATCCAACAAATCGGGAACCTTGTAACGGCGTCCGCTTTGATTTGGTCGCAATTAGGGTTCCCGTTTGCAATTCCGGCTATTGCGATAATGTGGGGTTCCTTTGCCGCCGCCAAAATTAAAGCCGCCCAATTATCCAAGTCCACCAACGCCGGGGGTTCGGAAAGTTACGGCGATGGGACGGTTGAATTATTGGCGGGCGGTTCCCACCAATCCGGCGACGATGTGGATTTAGGAACCAAACCGGACGGAACCCGGAGGCGTGCCGAGGGTGGGGAGTTTTTCGCCGTTATAAATAAACGCAATTCCCGGAGGTTCCGCCGCCTAATCCCGGACGTGATTAATAGTTTGAACCGTGGGACATTCCCGCAAAAGTATTTGAATGCCTACAATACCGACGGCGTTAATGTAACGGTTCAGCAAAACAACGCCCCTGATTTGCGGGATTTGAAAGACGATGTAAGAGAAATTAAAGAGCAAAACCGCCGCCGTCGTTATACCGATGGCAACGGCAATATTATTGAGGTTTACAAGAATTTGACACGTAAAATTAAAAAATGATATGAACCCGATTTATAGACATTCATTTGTAAATGCGTTTTTGGCAAACGGGACGATAAGTAACACGACCGGAAATATTAACGGGAATAATACAAATTTCTATTATACCCGTACTTTTGTCCCGGTTGGTAACGTGTACCCCCGCAAATTGTTTCAGAATTACACCCCGCAAGCCGGGGGCGCATTTTATGACAGCAATAAAAAGATTATCGGCGGTTGGGGAAGCGACCCGAACGCCACAAATACGGAATTTGATATACCGAGCAACGCCGCATATATCCGGTTTAATGTAAGCAAAGCGCAATACGCCAACGGGACGGCATGGTTGAGATTGGGAACGTTGGACGCCCCGAACGTCTTACAAGGTCAAACCGTGCATCCGATTTATAAGGACGATTTGGCAAAAGAGTACGAATTAGAAACGAACCAACGGTTTTATCGTGCCAAGTTATCGGGCAAAATTACCTTTGTCCGAGACGATTACGACTACATTAACCGCCAATCATTCGATACGGATTTTTTGTATTGCATTGAAAAGAGCGACGACGGCGGGCGTACATGGTTCCAATACTTTCAAGGTAAGTTTATGAAAACCGATTGCACGTTTACCGATTACGATAAAAAGATAGTTGTACAACCGGATGCAATCGACGATTATAACGACGTGTTGGCAGGGTTGGAAAAGGAATACAATTTGATAACATTAGCCCCGTCAATCCAACGTATAACTATAAACAAACGCCCGCTTATTCAAATATATGTTCCGGGCGATAGTATTGTTTCGTGCTTTTTGGGCGGTACGAATTGGGAACAAGACGCAAACGCCACGACCGACCAAAACGCATTAGTTAGGACGTATCATTTTGCATTGTGCAATATTTTGAAAGAAATACAAATTACGTCGAACGGTTCCCCGGCGGTAATATCCGGGCTTTATACCGGACGAATGGCGACGGGCGCAAGTGCTGATACATTTACGGGGAATTTATACCCGGAATTGAACGTAAATTATTATATCTATATTTTGCAACAAAGGATTGACGGTTTGCCGTTTGGCATTGCTTTAGTTGAAATACGCAGGCGTTCCGATGATGTGGCAATGTTCCGGTATCAAAAAGTAACGCAAGAACCTTTTGATACATTGGAGTTTGATTTAACCGCCGTTGAGGGTTCCGGCGCAACGGGTACGATGCACGCCGATATGAAAAGTTACAATATATACGCCCGATATTTGGTTGATATTGAGAAAATCGGCGATTTAGATACATACCCGTTGCCGTCTGATGATATTGTAGATAATAACAGAAATTACCGCCGGGCAATTGGTTACGCAATCGACGTGGCGTTTATATCTAACAACTTTTCAGACACGCCGACCGAGTGGGGATTAGCCGACAACGGAAAGTATTTTGCGCCGCCTTATTCCATATACGGGCAAACCTTTTATCCAATCGCCCGGTCAACGTGGCGTTATGCGTCGTTGTGGTTTGGGTTTTATTTGATGGATTGGATATTAGAGGAACAAGCCCGAAAAGCATATACTTTGCGGGATGCGTTCCCGGTTGCGTCGTGTATATCTGTTTTGCTCAATCAGATTGCGCCGGGTATTACCCACGCAGCAACGGCGGAATATAGCCAATTTTTATACGGTGGTAACAACCCAATATCCGGGTTGAATTTCCGTTTGCTTGTATCGCAGAAAACCAATATTATAAACGGGGAATATCAGCAACCCGCACAAAAAGCCCCGACGACATTACAACAATTTACCAATATGTTACGGGATTGTTTCAAATGCTATTGGTTCATTGAGGACGGCAAATTTAAGATTGAGCATATACAATATTTCCGCAATGGCGGTTCCTATTCCGGCGGGGCTATATTAAGCCACGATTTGACAAAGGAATTGAATTTGCGCAACGGGAAGCCGTGGGCGTTCAATACGTCGGAATATTCGTTTGATAAGGTCGATTTGCCCGAACGTTACCAATTTGAATGGATGGACGACGTTACGGCGGCTTTTGAGGGATTGCCGATACAAGTAATTAGCAAGTATGTAACGCCGGGAAAGGTTGAGGAAATTAATATATCAAACTTTACGTCCGATATTGATATGATGTTGTTAAACCCCGGCAATATGAGTCCCGACGGGTTCGCCTTGTTTGCCGCCGTTCCGCCAACGTCCGGGTCGCAATGGATATTGCCATTTACCCGCCAAACAATAAACGGCGTCGAATACTTTTTGCAAAACGGATATTTGGCGTTTATCAATTTACAAATGCCTTATTGGATGTATGATTTACCCGCCCGTCGTGTATCAATAAACGGTTCCGAGGTTTACGCATACGGTATTGAGAGAAAGAAGAAACAAACGTTTAGTTTTCCGGCAAATGACGACCCAAACCCGATGCAACTAATAAAAACGTATATCGGTAACGGTCAAGTTGATAAATTAAGCGTAAATTTGTGTAGTCGTTCCATTAAAACAACTTTGAAGTATGACACCGAATAACAATTTGTCCGTATTGCCTTTTTATGAGGGCATACAATACCAAGATTATAAAAAATCGTATGCGTATGGCGACGTTTACCAGTTGTTTACGCCTATCAATAAGTTATTGCCGTTTCAAATCATACGTCCGACCCGCACCAATTCGATTGCATGGGTGCGGATTTACGATTATAAATTTACCCGTGTATTGGCAGATATAACAACTATGATGAAAGAAACCGGATTGCAGATTGTCCGGTTTGCTAATTACGGTTATGATGTTATTGTTTATCCCGGATTGTTGCCGTTATCTTTGGATTTATTGGAGGGTCGATATATGATTGCTATAAGTGACGGTGTACAAACGTTTTATTCGGACGTATTTACATGGATTTCCGGGGGAATGGATGGTTACTTGTGCATTGAATGGAGCGACGCCGCCAATATGGAGGTTGACGGCGGACAAATCGTTTACGAGGGCGTCCAATTCAAAAACCGGGTTTACGTGTGTGCCGAGTTAGGAAAACCGGAATATAAGTTTGAGGAAGAGGGCGAAGAACGGGACGGGTATTTTTTCCCGGAAAAACAAATATCTGAAAAGACGTTCCGGTTTATCTTTTTAGCCCCCGAATACCTTTGCGACGTAATGCGATTAATTCGTATGAGTGATTTTGTTACGGTATATAGTCAAGGCAGGAAATACGATTGCGATACGTTTTTGATTACCCCTAAATGGCAAACGCAAGGTAATTTAGCGTCGGTTGAATGTGAGTTTGAATGTGCAACGGTCGTTAAGAAAATCGGACGGGGTGTTATTCCAACAACCGGGGGCGATTACAATAAAGACTTTAATAATGACTTTAATAACAATGATGTAGTTTAAATTTTTATTAGTATGGGAAATTACGAAGAATTAAAATCCGCCATTTCGTCTGTTATTAAGACAAATGGGAACCAAGAAATTACAGGTCAAGTGTTACAAAACACATTGAAAACGTTAATTAGTCAAATAGGAGTGAATGCAACGTTTGCCGGACTTGCAACACCAACAACAAACCCGGGAACGCCCGACCAAAATGTTTTTTGGATAGCTAGTAAATCAGGTGAATATGTTAATTTTGGCGGACTAACAGTTGAAAATGAAGCTATTATTTTACAAAATAAAAATGGAAGTTGGTCTAAAATAAATACAGGGTTAGCTTTATCCCAAGAAACATGTTATTTCGTTGGTGATGGAGAATATAAAGCTAGTTTGTCAGACATTTATAGAATGACTTTTAATAATACAAGTAAAACTTATTATGATAGCACAACGCGTTGTGTTGTGGTAATACCTTGTTCGAATGCGTATAAAGTAACTTTATCTCCGAATGATGGGTATAGTGTTGCTCTACATCAGTGGAGAATAGTGGATAAACTTAATAAATTAAACAATGTAGATTTTATATCAGATTCCGGACAAATAACTAGTTCAAGAACTATAATAATTGATGAGAAAACGAAACAACTTGTTGTTTGGATGCGAAAAACAAATGATACGGAAATTACAGTTGAAGAGGCTCAAAATGCGTATAACCTTGTTGTTGAGACGGAAAAAGTTTTTTTATCAAAAGATTCAGATGATCTACATAACAATATTGATTATTGGTTTTATCTAGATTCACCAACATATAGTGCTAATAAAATTGTATATAAAAATCCGACATTACAGGTTAGAAAGTATGGTACTAATGTATTTGATTCGATTCCTTTGTTAAGTATCTTATCATCGCCTGAACTATCTAATTTCTATAATAGTGATACAAAGGAATTGACCTTAAGTAAGGAAAACCTAGGTACTAATAATAGTCAGTTTTTTATTTTTTATAATCCAAGTACAAAGGATGTAAAAATAGTATTTGGAACGTTCCTAAATAAGCCCAAGGATTATTTGTTGGCTTTCTCATTTAGGAATCAAGGAGACGTTTTGTATGTTAGTGGTTTGGGAAATGAGAACCCAAATAGAATGTTGTCAGAAAAGAGGATTAATAATTTATCCCAAGAAACATGTTATTTCGTTGGTGATGGAGAATATAAAGCTAGTTTGTCAGACATTTATAGAATGACTTTTAATAATACAAGTAAAACTTATTATGATAGCACAACGCGTTGTGTTGTGGTAATACCTTGTTCGAATGCGTATAAAGTAACTTTATCTCCGAATGATGGGTATAGTGTTGCTCTACATCAGTGGAGAATAGTGGATAAACTTAATAAATTAAACAATGTAGATTTTATATCAGATTCCGGACAAATAACTAGTTCAAGAACTATAATAATTGATGAGAAAACGAAACAACTTGTTGTTTGGATGCGAAAAACAAATGATACGGAAATTACAGTTGAAGAGGCTCAAAATGCGTATAACCTTGTTGTTGAGACGGAAAAAGAAAAAATAGAATCCAGATATATATATACATTAACAAAACTAATTGATTTTAATTTAGTTCAACCTTATAGCGTGATAAGTGGTTATGGTGATGTTACCTGTTATAATGGTTTAATATTCCAATTTATTAACGGCAATAACTATGTATATGTACATGACGCAGAAAATGGGGATTTAATTCAAACAATTCAAATGGATGATTCAAACCCACAATATCATAATAATAGCGTTTCTTTTGGAGATAAAAAGTATCAAGATAGCGACAATTTCCCTCTGTTATATGCATCACAAGAAAATGCAGCACAAAATAAATGTAATGTATATAGAGTGATTGGAGAACGTGGTAATATGAATTTGGTTTTAGTGCAAACGATTCATTACCCAACTAATTCAGAAACAAAACTATATTATCATAATTGCATGATTGATGGTAAAAATAATTATATTATAATTGGAGGCTTAAGAAATCAGCAATGGCAAAGAGATAATAAAAATATTATTAACTATATGTATTTTAAATTGCCTGATATCACACAAGGGTCAGACATACAATTAAACATATTAGATATGATTGCTCGAACACCTGATTTTAAGAATATGCCAACAACACAAGGTGGA